GCGCTATAGTGCGATAGCGCTATAGTCCAGATATAATAGAGGTCCCCGGAGCTATATCACTATTACCACAATCTCTAATTTCCATCCATATATTACCTAACATATTTTTACCTAATACTACTAACTTATCATTCCTAACTACGCACCTTCCTTCCCAAAATTTATTTTTTACTTTTTCCTCATTTACTCTCATTGCTGGATGAATAAGTATTTTTTTTTGACTTTTCAATAAATCGTTTCTGACTTCTTCAAAATGTTTATATTTCCATAAACATATTTCTTTTTGCACATCTAATCCTATGCTAAACCATTTTTGTTGTTCTTCCTCATTTAATCCAAATCCTTTTTTTCCTCCCATTTTTTTTGCTTCATTACACGTTTTATAAATTGATGGTTTCAAAAACCCTTTACTATGAGCTATCATTTTTTGTTTTCTCACTTCATCTTCACATAAATTTCCCAATCTAAAATATTTTTCTCCATGATAACCATGTTCACCACTCTCATATAATCTATAACCTTTTATTTCAATATATCCTTCATAAAAATTACTTAATGACCTATAATCCTTTTTTTTCCCAAAAAAGTTTATGAATTCGTCCATTATTATTTGAAGTTTTTCGTTTTTCTTAGTAATTATTGGCTATATATGATAAACTATTCAATTTTTTTATTACGCTAATAGCTATACGACCCACCACATTATATAGTATACAATAATTACTACGAAAAATGACTTAGAGTTTAAAGTTATGGTCCATCTAAATATATAGGATAATGAAAATATTTAGTGGTAATACTAATAAAGATTTTGCTTTACGAATTTGCGACCATCTCAATATTCAGATGGGTAATGCCACTATAAATAAATTCGCGGATGGCGAAATACATGTTACGATTCATGATAATATCCGGCAAGAAAATTGTTTTATTATACAATCCACCTGCCGTAATATTGACACAAATATTTCGGTCAATGATAGTATTATGGAATTATTGGTTATGATTGACGCGCTTAAACGTGGTAGTGCTCAAAGTGTTAATGTTGTGATTCCATATTATGGTTATTCGAGACAAGATCGTAAAGATTATAGTCGGGCACCCATATCAGCGGCCGTTATTGCTAAATGTCTTGAAAGTCAACATATTAATAGAGTTATTGTGTTCGATTTACACGCTGGTCAAATCGCTGGTTTTTTTTCCAATAATTGTCCATTAGACCACCTCTATTTTGAAAAATACCTATTATCCTATATTCAACTAAATATATTGGAACCCAATATGTTAACTAAGGATGATATTATTATTATTGCTCCCGATGAAGGTGCTGTCAAATCTGCTATACGAGTATCATCGCGGTTGAATTGTGCCGCAGCAACTATTTTTAAATCCCGATTAAATCCTAACGAAGTTAATATGATGAAATTAATGGGTAATGTTGACGGAAAAATCGCTATAATGGTTGATGATATGATAGATACTGGTGGAACAATGTGTAAAGGTGTAGATTTACTATTGGAAAATGGTGCTACAGAAGTATATATGTTAGCATGTCATGGCTTATTTTCTGGAAGCGCGATAGAACGTATCCAGAATAGTCGAATAAAAAAAATAGCGGTAAGTAATACTGTCCCGCATAGCAATGAAATTCACTCTATATCTAAAATAGATATTATCGATATTTCCTTCTTATGTTCGGAAGCAATAAAGCGCCACAATAATGGTGAATCACTCAGTCATTTATATAAATATGATAGTGATTTTACACCGTTGAAAATAACACTTTTATAAATGGTAATAATTATAATTATAATTATTTAGTTCCGCGAATATTATAGGGACCACAATTAAATGGGTGTGTTTGCGAATAATTATAAACGGTAGGCATTGATACATAGTTGTTGCCTTCACGAATAGTAGATACAAATTGCGATAATGCTCCCGGCGGCGGATTAGCAGATTTTAAATTATTCATAATCATATTAGTATCGGTTGGGATGACTGGTTGTGGCATCCATGGATGGCAGACTTGTTCCCCACCGTAAAGTCCGCCATTAATAGGTGGTGTTGGCATACGTGTTACGACATTTGCCCGTAAATTATGGGGAACACTATTATCAGTCGACACAGTTTCATTCGGTTTCACATCACACGTTGTATAAAATGTATTATCCATTATATATAATATGAATCCATATTTATTATCGATATATAATCCATATATAATCGCCAATATATAATCGCCAATATATAATCGCCACTATATAATCGCCACTATATAATCGCCACTATATAATCGCCAATATATAAGTGTTTTTAGTGCTCACATACCGGTAATATACGAACTCTGTGTATTTACTGCGATTTTATAATTATTACACCATGATACAGCCTTTATTTTTTGAGTTTCTATGATTTTCGTAATATTACTAATATTTTCTTCATTTTCAATAATATATAATGTTTGTTTGATATTATCGATCTGGATATTCGTAATATATTCATTATAGGAATTCAATTTGATCATGAAGTTATTTGGAATAATAATGTTATTTAGTAAATCGTTCCCTATATTCAAGTCCCACTTACCAATAATATCATACAAATTATCCAAACCCACATCATTAATACCTTTAAAGCCTTTACATATAATATATTTTTCTGAATTGGCCGGACGGCTTGTTAATGGTTTGGTTATAAATATTTGGTCATAATACATTGTTAATATATAAATTAATCGCGCCGTAACGATGGTGTATATATCAAATATTTTACATACAAAATTACCACCATTTTGTTGAATGGCTAATGCTGTTACGATTTCACATAAAATAATTCTATAGCTAAGACTTTCCTGATTATTAAAATCTAAAGAAAAATCAAAACCACCATCCGCGGTTATTAGAAATGCCTTTTTGACTGTGTTTTTTAAATATTTGATATTTTCTAAATTATATAAATTGCCAGTACCATCAGCCCCATATGTAATAACCACATTTTCATTATTTTTTAAAAAATTACGGGATTTTTTCCAACCTGGTATATCTTTATCTGTCGATTTTAATGTAATTCCATATATTGTATCCTCGGTTTTATTACGGGAATTCACAATCGCTTCAATAAATCCACCGGGACCTTCCGCCAAACATAAAATATTTACCGGGTCACTTATATTCAATAAATCGAATTCATGTATCATTTCCCACATTTTAAAATAGGAACGACTTAATGGTTCATACAAAGCGATACTATTCTTCTTATTTTTCTTATTAGGTAAATGGATTAATTCATAATCATTACTTAATTTCTTGGCTCGATCCCATACCTTATTATTATCCAAATTATCTATTTTATTTTTAAATAAAATTAGATTTGTATATGTTTCAGGTGATATTATAGGAGGATATTTATCCATATCATCGCGAGGATATTTATCCATATCATCGCGAGGATATTTATCCATATCATCAAACAATAGTGTTCTACTCATATATAAATTAATAAAAAATAACTTTAAATAATAATAACTCTTTAATCTACGTTTTTCTTAACAAATGCGAAAGTTGAATGCATAAAACTTAATCGTTTGAGTTTATCACTCATTTTCGAAGCATCACCATAACTGGTATTTCCCTTTTTCATTAATTTATACATGGTTTCAAATTCGGTTAGGGTTTCCACTTCCAAATCATATTCCAATGCTGCGATTTTTAAATAATCGAAATTAACAAGCCATTCCATGGTCGTTTTACCTATAGAATTAATAAATACTTCAACAGGATACCCAATACTTGTATCGTCATTGCGAATATCATCCTGGTCATATTTTTTTATAATTTTCCATAACAGTTCATCTCCATCCATTTCATACATGGAATTGGTATCTTTTAAGGACTCGAATACCTTTTTACCATCAAGACATGTTCCGATAAATTTACCACCCGGCTTTAAATTATCACTAACATTTCTCAATAAATTATCTAATTTTTCCTTATTCTCAAAGAAATAATGGATACTAAATTGACAACTAATATTATCAAATTTATTCGCTCCAATACCATAAAATCGGATTAATTTAGAATTTTCAACCAAGGATTTATCAATTTTACCATATATAACATCCATATAAAACTGATTTAAATCATCTTTAGCAGCATCACCATATGTTAATTCTTTCGAAGCATCAGCCCATAAGAATAGAATATTTTTTAATAATCTATTATTATCAGTCGTATTGGCCATAGCATTTAGAACACGGTTACATGCGCCATTATTACTATTTTCCAGATTATCACGATTAATATCCAATGATACAATATGGTCTAATTTACAATCAAGCCAATGGTTCAAATCACCACCTTTACCACCACACAAATCCAATAGAGATTTAGTTTTTTTACAATGTTTCGTAATTAATTTTTTCTTAATAAACGAATGAAAATCAGCCAATGGTTTCGTTGGTAATTCTTTGCGTTCTTTCGTTTTAAAATAATAGACTTCATCCATATCCGGAATATCTCCACTGGCAATCATGGTGGATGTAATCGGATTATGAAGTGTGCGCCAGTTATTGATCGCAGTTACAAAATCATTCGGCGTAACCACATTACGAACGCGCATCGGTTTCCAGCAAAATCCTTCACCCAAGTCCGCATTATAACTAAACTCTACAATACTGCCATCGAGAATAATACTCTTATTATCACATAATGACACACCATTTTTTAATGGAATATATGCCAATTCTATATTTTTAATATATGGATTATAGGGTTGAAATGGAACACTATGATAACCTTCTTTAAATGTCAATTCTTCATTTAATACTCGACACGAATTCACATTGGTATGCGTTTCGGGATTATATCCCACATTCAATACAACCGTTTTATAGGCAACCGCTTCATCATTCCGTGTTACATAGCGAATTAGATCGGCTTCTGGATGTTCTGGATCCTTACGATACATAATTTGAAAATCAATAGTATTTTCTTCCGGCGGTTTCCATTTGAAACAACTGAACCATCTACCATCAAATTTGGGTTTCTTACCATAATCATAACTACCACCTATTGGTAAATTAATTGGCGTGAATATAAGGCCATCAATTTTATAGATATAATCGCGACTATATACTTTACGAGCTTCAGTAAATATTTTCATATCGGATTTCATATTATCAACGCGGTCCACTATATCCTCGTATAGATTTGTGGTATCATCCGCACCCAATAATTCAGACTCAAGGTCCATGATATTCTTATCAATCTCACTACTATATTCAACCATATCACCAAAATAGAATTTCTTTCGTGTAACCATAATAGGGTTCGTCTTATCATCAGGAACAATCACTATATCTTCAAACATATCCTTTAATTTCTCATAGCGAGATTGTTGTGCTTTATCGGTTTCAATATCCGACCGATTTAATACTCTGGACCGAAAATCTTCACCCTTGTAAAAATATAGATCAAATGCCGCAAACAATAAAATATTTTTTCCATCTTTATCAGTTTTGATATATTCACCATCAATAATAGAATTGCCATGATCGGGTAATTTACAACCCAATGATTTAATTTCATTTTTACGATTAATAAGATAGCACTGCCCATCCTTCATAATCATTAACAAATTACGTTCGCCATCGGCTTTATCAGTAACACAATAATTACGTCTAATTGATAATATAGAATTATAATCCGAATAATTTTTACGCGTAACATGCTTTAGTTCTAATGTAGTCGGCTGTGGTCCCATAAAACGTGTTGCTCCCATTAACGCCTTATATTCATCCCGAACATGGGACTTTTCTTTTTGCGAAATGATAAAAGGATTATCTTGTATGGCTTGTAAAAGAATACCAATATTTTCTACAAATTTATCTAAGATAGTTTCATATTTAGCAACATAGTTTATCTTATTGCCAAGATATTCCAATTCAATTTCATATTCCATAATATTTTTCAAAGCATTTGATTGTTGTAGGGTCTTGCTATGTACATAGTTTTCTACACGTTTACCTTTTAATTCAACTTCATCATTGGGTTTTAATTTAGACCACCATTCATTAAAGTTCGTAATATTGGCGGGTTTCACCACAAAACGGCGTTGTTGTTCACTTACCTCTTTTTTTAATTTAGTTTTATTCGGTAAATTAATTACATTTTTATTGGAGGTTTTTAAAACCGTTAGATCGAACTGAAATAATTTATCTTCTGTAATAAAACTAAAACGCTTTTTATAACGGAAAATCTTATTCATTTTAGGCCATTCATTAAACACTTCTAAATTAATTTTTTGTGAAACTTCCTTTTTTATATTTACACGGATATTATAATTATTAATATCAATGGGTTTATGCGCTTGTAATCGTGATTTTTTCATTAATGAATATGTCCCATTCTTTAAACCAGATAAATTATTAGTTTTACAATATAAATTAATGGCTTGGTTACCGTGTATTGTATACCGTAAATCGTCATTATTATCGGGTAATAATATATCCATTGTCTCTCCAGTAGAGTGCAATGATATTTTATCAGAACCCTTTAATGCACCAATGACCTTATTAAAACTTTCTTGGGTAATTTTATAATCTGGGGAATTTTTAATAAGCGCCTCCAGTTCAAGATTGGGATCCCTTTGAACTGCTTTTATACCGCGGATTAAGGTGTCGGTATGGTCACTAATGTACATCACTATATAATAATATTACATAATAATTTCTTAAATAAAAAAATCAATTTTTTAAAATAAATATATAAACTGCGTATAGACGTTAATTTTCAAAGGCAAATTTAATATCCGCATATAATTCAGCCTTAAGTTTCTTTTTATTATTATTATTATTACTATTATTATTATTATAGATAGATATTTTATTTTCTTCCGCTAATGCTACTAATTCTACTTGGGAATAGGCGCTTATTTTTTCAATAGTTTTTAATTGTTTAAAATTTAATTTAATTTTTTGTAAATCTTTATATGTAAAGTTTTCACCATACATGTGGACTAATGGCAAGACATGTTCCTGATATTGTAATAAAATGATATTATTTTTAGTATCATCTATGTTAAAACATTTATGTTCTATATAGATTTTGTTTTCAATATTGATCACCAACACATTAATATTCAAGAAATCACATATGTATTTAAGAATGATATGATTGAAACTTTTATCCGCTATAGATTGTTTAATTTCAGTTTTCTTAATACCAAGAGCATTATATCCATAATCTTTATAGCATGTATTTAAATTGTCAACTAATAGATTATTGAGTTTATTAATTTCAGCTTGTTTATTATCAACATTCATGATCTTAAAATCCACATCTAAAATAAGCATTAATGAATCTAAAAAGGATTTACAACCATAAATATAATATTGATTCAAATCTAAAAAGGTATCAAAATAAGCAGGGATTTCCAACAATTCATTTTCGATATAGTGTATCATATTGGTTTGTTGGATAGGTATCACGCCCGTATCGATCGCGCAATCACGATCTTCTTGCGATACCACATTTTCCGGAATACTATAGGGCTGGTGATATCGGTTATTACCAGTATTAACCTTAAATGATTTATCTATATTACGGGCTGATTTAATGGTCGAGGTTATCATATTCATTGTAACTTCGGTCATAATTATAATTATAATTCGAATTCAAATTCAAATTAAGAAACGGATATAATATAGTATATGGTAATTAGTATTTAAATAATATTTAAATATTATCAATTTTATATTTTATATTTTATATTTTATATTTTATATTTTATATTTTATATTTTATATTTATTATTTATTATTTATTATTTATTATTTTATATTTATTATTTATTATTTTATTGGGATATATACGAATTTACTATATCGGCGCGTTCAATTTCTAACATAACATTGTTATTAGAATAATCAATTAGTTTATGGATTTCATTGAGAACATCATCGGATAATGACGTCATATTAATAAAAATACCATTATTATTACGGGTATATTTACATTCATATTTTACAAATAATTTAAATATTTCTTCTTGTTCGTTTATAGTTAAATCGCCAATTTGTTTGCGCAATTGTTTTAAATCGTTGGACATAATTATATATTAATGAGAATAATAAAAATAAAAATAAACCCACTGCGGTTATGTATCCGATTAGATCCGATTAGATCCTAATAAATTAATAAAAATGTTTTTCTTGTAATGTTTTGGTTCCACTCACACCAACATTCGCCGGATTAGACATTGTTTCAATTGGTTTCTTAATTTCTCTAATATAATTAATATATTGTGTCGCATTCACCATAATATTATCAATACAATATAGTAATACCAATTTATTTAATTCCGATATTTGTTCCTGTATTTTACAATCCACATTCTTGGAATGTTCCAGATATATGGAGCGCATGATTATTTTTAATTCATTATCCGATTGGTTAGCAATATTTAATTTTCCATATGATTTATTAAATACACCATCAATAATTTTCCGTTGGATATTATTGATATTTTGTCGTGAAAAATAAACACGACTAAGAACACTATCTTGCATAATACCACTTAAACTATCATCATAATTCTTTTCTGGACCACGATGATTTTCTTGGAATAATTCAAATTGTGGATATGATTTTTTTATATCTACATCCTCCATACGACCATTACTACGATTCGTTTTATATTCGTCATTGAACCCATCATAGAATTGAAATGGTGATGATGGGGCATCTTTACTAATAATTTCATCTTTTTTAAATAATATAGGATGTCTTGTTGTATTTTCCAAATCTTTTGATGAATAATAGTTATCAATCGTATAGCGGCTATCATCAAAATTTTCAGAATTTGAATTGGTTATACTCATTATTATATCAAAATAAAATAATATTATTTATTATTATTATTATTATTATAATTATAATAACTGCGAATTAAATTCTTCTCTATAATGTTCCGTTTCTATACTCATCTTAATTAAATGTTGGTTATTGAGATTTAGTAAAGACCCCCCAGAAAATAGTGGTATTGCCGCATTGGTAATTCCAAATGAATCATTAACTATATCCCCTGTCGTATCATTAATATTATATTTGACACCTATTATTATCGCATTAAAAAATGTTTGATTTGTTAATGGGGTGGTCGCATTATCTTCTATAGCTATAATTACATGTCCTTCTCGTCTTTCTAAAAATAATTTTAATTTATCATTAGTGTTTGCTGAAAATACGCAATTATTAAAAATAATCACATCACCCACTTTATATTCTTCCGGGCTGAAATATTCATTGGTAATTATTTTTAAACCCATTTGTTCAATAAATTGTAATTGGTCAGTCCCACTTGTAAATGCTGTCGTATTCGTTAATACAAAAGTGTTATCGTTATGTGTAGCGCCACTGGTTATCAGGGTTTTATTACGTAATTCTAAAGCGGCACGTGTTAATATCCAATTAACGGATGCGCTCCCCACTGTAGTTAAAGTATATATACCATTTTGTATACTATCAGTTTGGTTTTTAACCAATACTCTGTCTCCCGAATTAATCGCTATACCATCAATTGACAGTGCCGACTTGAAATGACTATCCAGATGTTCTAATCTTGAAATTCCAGTTATAGTATAAACACTTGTATTATCGGGTGTTGTCGCCCATTCATCTACTGTAGCAACCAATGACGAACCTACATAATCATTTATATTTCGAGTTTGACCATTACCCGTTCCACCAGTAATAGTGATAATAAATGTATTATAAAAATCATTGGACACACTCGAACCACTGGCTAAGGTGATCGTGTCTGACGCCCCAGCCGTCGCTGTTCCACTATAAGATACAACATTTAGATTTTCAGTCGTTGCCACTACACAGGCTGTAGTATTATAATATTCACATGAACTTATACTAACCGTATCATTAAGTAATTGTATTTCTTCACCACTGGGTTTATAAAATGAAATACTTAACCCAGGTAATATACCTTTTATTGAAGGGAAATAAATTTTTTTATCAGTTATGTTTCTATATATAACATTACTCATTCCGTTTCCTGGAATAAGACTACCACCATAATTACCAGTTTCAAATATATCTATACTTGTTCCAGTAGTATAGGTTATGCTTCCCGCATTATTATTGGTACAATATTTCTCAGTATCCAGGACAAGAACGGCGACAGCATTATTTAACTGGTCATTGGTTCCATATTGTGTGTTGCCAATTTCATTAATGCGCATAGTGATAAATGGTAAATCAACCAAGCGTTCAAAATTGACAATACGATTATTCTTTTGTGATGTATTATTATTTAGTTGAATTAATTTATTGGCCTTGGCACCATGAATACTTGTCAAATTACAATACAAATTGGGAATAATAATCTCGTCGATACTAATGGATTTAATGTTACGAAATACTTTTACGATAGATGCATTTGAATTTGAAGTATCGGCACCAAAGGCTATATTATATTTAAAAGTTGGTTTTTCACTTTGACTCCAATCGCGGTCTTTACTATATATAAATACGTTCTTTGTTATACTATAGGTATTAAATGCTTTTTTCGACACAGCATGCGTTTCAGGCACATTAAATATATTACTCATAACTTCTCTATTATTAGTTATTAGTTATTATTTATTTGGTTATTTTTAACTAAATAAATATAATAGTAAATATAATAGTAAATATAATAAAAAAAATAATAATTATAATAGTAAATATAATATAGCATTAATTAACTTGAACTTTTTTCTTCTTCACAATTTTCAATTTCTTTTTGATGGGAGTTTCTCCCAATAATTTCGATAGGGTTGTGGGCAAGACATGTGATAATTTGTTTAATTCATTTTTCCATAATGATGCTGGTGTTTGCGCATTAATATAGGCCAATTCCTGTTCTTTATTAGCCAATTGGTCATTCAATTCATCTATTTTATCTTGTGATAGATTGTAGATGGGCATTTTTAGTAAATAATCCCAATTACCAAGAACTTCAGGATATTTCTTGGTTTTTAATTGTTCAATTATCACCTCTTTCTTGGTTTTGATAATATTAATGGTATTATTAATAAATTCACCTATAAAGCGTGCCTTATGGCTTAGAATATCAATCTGTTCCGTCAACCCTTTAATGATATAGTCAATGCGTAGTTGATAGTAATGTTTACGAACATTACAATAGTTTTCTATAATAGACAATACATTTTTGTAGCGCTTGATACTGCTCTTATCGTCATATAATACCATATTATTAGTGCTTATCGTTGAACATAATTTAAATGTTTTTTCTAATTTGGTCATGTTTAGTTTCTCATCATATACATCTAATTTCGCCAATACCGAAGCATCGCACATAATTTCAAAGTGGACTTTAACATCTGTGCTATAAGTTAAATAGGACCGGATAATTTGTTTAGTCGATTTATTTTTAATATCAATTATCATATTTTCTAAATCTTCCTTATATTTATCGGTCCATTTACCAATAGGTAATTCCGTTACTATCAATTTATTACCACTAATTTCATATTTACCTTTTGTTAGAAAGGAGGTCTCTGTCAGTTTAACAATTGTTCCAGTAAATCCATTATACCATGGAACAATTTCCTTCATAGGAACTCCATTCAGATAATTATTAATGTTATCAATAATGTCTAATGGATTAAAGCATGGCACTTCGGTTGACCATCCAGTTCCAATACCGCTGGACCCATTTACCAAAATCATGGGTATAATGGGTGTATAAAATACAGGTTCAACCTTTAGACCATCATCATATTGCGCATCCATCAAGGCGAAATCTTGAGAATTATAAAGAGTGGGTGTAATAGTCGATAATTTGGTATAAATATATCTTGGCTGTCCAGCATCTTTTCCACCACCAATACGAGTTCCGAATTGACCAACATCTTCCAATAAAGGAATATTATTCGAACCAATAAAGTGTTGCGCCATGTTGATAATAGTTCCATTTAAACTCATTTCACCATGATGATAGGCCGCATTTTCACTGGTATATCCAGCTAATTGGGCTACCCTAATTTCCTTATCAGTTAGATTACGTTTTAATGAAGCGAACAATACCTTTCTTTGGGACGGTTTTAATCCATCCATAATATTGGGAATTGACCGGATATTATCCGAATTAGAGAAATGGATAAGATCATAGTTAATAAATTCATCGATGGTTACATATGGACTATTATAGTCAAGGGTTGCGTTACGATCATATTTAGATAACCATTCCTTCCGCGTATTAGCACTTTCATCTTTCTTACTAAATGCCATATCCAGGGCTTTTATATCCAGATTTTCTTTGGAGGTATATTCAACAATTTTTAAATCTTTGAAATATTCCTTGGCTTCTTTGGGTGTGGATGTAGCCAATCCTTTATAGTATTTAATATCATATGATTTCCCGGATGTATCCGCCTCTAACCATTTATCATAGTCTTTAACACTATAGAATTGAACCAATTCCTTCCCTTTTTTCATTTTAATAATAGGTGTTAGCATTGAATTTAAGAAACCCTCTATTTTAAATAATTCCGGCCACATCGTTTCAAATAGATTAAATACTAATCCTTTGATATGCGAACCATCTTCATCCTGGTCTGTTAAAATCATTATCTTTCCATATCGTAATGTTTCTACATCCATATATTTATGGTCGGTTTTCAATCCCATGATTTTTTTCACGTTAACAATTTCGGCATTATCTGGGATTTTTTTATTATTACTTGGATCACGGACATTTATAACCTTTCCTTTTAATGGAAATACGCCATATTTGTCACGACCGATAATATCCAATCCCGCCATCGCCGTAGATTTGGCTGAATCTCCTTCCGTGAGAATCAGTGTGCAATATTTACCATTCTTGGTTCCAGCCCAATTAGCATCTTCTAATTTAGGAATACCTTTAATATGGGACTGCTTTTTTCCATCGGTTTTTTTCAAGTTTTTATTATCTTTGGCTTCGGCCAATACGATAGCCTTCTCAATAATACCACATTTACTAAGTTGGTCTATAAATTTATCACTAATATCACATTTCATACCAAATTTATCTTTATTGGTGGTCATAAACTCTTTTGTTTGACTATCAAAACTGGGATTATCGATGGTAGATTTGATGAAGATAATCAAGTTTTCTTTGATATAGTTTTGTTTAACTACTACTTTCTTTTTCTTTTTAATCCAATCGCATAGTTTTTTAGTGATTTGATTAATAATATAATCCACATGTTTACCACCTTTACTGGTATGAATACCATTTACAAATGATATTTGTTCGAATGACAAACTTGGACTTAATGCTACGCATATTTCCCACCGATGATTAACCCGTTCATAGACCCTTGGATGTTCCTTTTTAGGACCAAGATATAGTTCCGTATAACGTTCAAAGTTTTTACAGTCTATCTTAGTATCATTAAAATAGATGGCCACATCACTCTCTGTACAGGCTGATAAATCATAAGCACGTTTTTCCATTAACGCCATCATATCGTCGGTAATACCAGTTGATTTAAAACGGGCAAAATCGGGGATATATGAGATTTTAGTATATGGTTTAGATGTATAATTAGTTATTTTCGGTTTATCTTTACGAGTTTTATTGTCGTAGAAAGACATTGAAAATTTCTTTTGTTTATGGCGATCGACAGTTTCAATCGTAAACTGAATAGAGAATATATTAGCCAACTTTGCTCCATAACCATTTTTACCACCTACATGCTTAATATCACCGTCTGTGTAATTCGAAGAAGTTAGTAATTCGCCAAAGATTAATTCTGGTATATATTTCTGTTCCTTTTCATGCATTTCTATAGAAATACCTTCACCGTCATTAAAAACGGATATCAACCCAGTAGATTTATCTACATTTATTTTAATATTTTTCACTGGCATAAGCCCTTCTTGTTGAGACTCCTTTACTCTAATATATTGATCCAACGCATTTACTAAAAGTTCATCAAACAATTTATATTCACCAGGAATATATGTAAGGGCTTTATTTTTCATACGTTGTTCCTCATGATTCATACACCATATATCAATAACATTATTTTCTATATCTCCTATATAGGTATCAGGAAGTTTAAGAACATGTTGTTCGTGCGTTAGTTTATCATAGTCTTGTTTTAAAGCCATGATGATAGTAATTGAATAATATATTTAAGTTTAAATACTTTCAAATTTTTTATATATTATTTCTTAATTATATATTTTAATTTATATCTATATTTATATTATATTATGAAATTAGACACGAATGTTATTGTTATTTTTTTAACATTAGTTCTTGTAATAGTAGCAACACAGACGCTATATAAAGCATATTTAATTAAAAAATCCGTTAGGGAAAATTTTGTTCAAGAGGTGACCACAACCGCACCAACAGATATTGAAAAATCGGCTATTAAACAATTACAAAATACCTATCAAAACGAGATTGGTGTTTTAAACCGGAAAATACAATCACTTGAAACGCAGGTAACAAATGTGGATGTTAATAATGCCAAAATAAAATCCAATATTGATACGTCATTAACCGATATTAGAACCACATCTGACGATTTTAAACAGAATATAAATGCCTTTGGGAATTTCCATGATACCTATAGTAAAGATCTCCAACGTATTTTACAGGAGAAATTAAATTATACGGACCCAGCATTTGAATCCAAACAGGAAATTCAAAATAGTAGAATGCGCCAAATAGAATCGGATTTAAGTAATATCGAAATATTGAAAACACGTGTTTTAGAAAAAACTGATAATGAAATTCGATCAATAATATGTAAATCGAATTCTACAAAATTAAATGTAGAACCAGTCATGTCAGGTAATAATTATACCGGAAAATTTCTAATATATCTCAATAGCAATTGTTTAAGTTATATAGATACTTATGGGGAACCCGAATTAAAAGTTGCATCTGCTGACTTTTCCGATAGTAGCCAGATATTCGAATTAAAAGTAATAAATAATTTTAGCGAATATAATGATGCTATCAAACGTGAAAATACTGGGGATAAAAAATTAGTGATGAAAAATGATGATATATATTATCCATTTTATATGGTACATCCCGAAGAGAATTATGGAAAATGTGTATATATTGCTGACGACGGACATTTATCCATTAAAACAGTTGATTCTGGGCCAAATGGTCGATTTAGAACATCCCAAACAGTATCATTTGGTAGTTGTCCAGCCCCAATGGCATAATCATAATCATAATTATAATTATAATCATAATATTTTTATTTTTATTTTTATTTTGTTATCTTCCTATCTAATCGTATTATTAATCTATTATTATAATATATTAATCATGAATATTCTATTTATACTTATTGGTATATTAGGTTTATTATATATTTATAATAATTCTATAGAAACATTTAAATCATATAGTCTAAATCAATTGAATAACTACGTCCAATATTATAGCGATAATTTAAAAAATGAAATGGAAAGGAACCATAAATTCATTAAAAAATTTAATAAGAAAAATGTAGGAAATACTGTAGTTAATAAACTGGATGGTACAGTGGGAAAGGCTGGTTTATTTAATTCTCTCAGTCAAAAACTATCTCTAATACACGCTATAAAAATATTTAATCATGTAAATAATTATACATTCAAAGTCAATAATCTATATAATGTATGTTATCGGAATACCAATCCATGTAATAAAGATTGTGTCGCAATTGACGCGGGAATGTGTAAAATATATAAACAATATAAGAAATAATTAACCTGCTATAATATTTATATTGTAATAATATAAATGGACTTGCGTATATTACTATCCGTTCTTATAATTACTGTTTTAATTCTCAATTATAATTTGGGCACAATCACATCACCCCTATCGAATACTAATGGTCAACACTCCTTAGAACAAACACAACAACTTAAACGCTACGAAAATACATTAATAGAAAATTTCGTCATTGATACCGACCTATTAGAACAAGAAATAGAGGATGTGACAGATGCAGATACGGCTAATGCTAATGCTAATGCTAATGCTAATTCTAATGCCAATTCGAATGCTAATGCTAATGCTAATTCGAAGGCTAATGCTATTAATCAAAATATTGCTGATAAGGTCCAAGAAGCTATAAATTCACAAACGCAATTAGGGCAAAATTATATTAATAATCAAAATACTAAAAAATATACTGATAACACGGCTAATAACAACGTAAATAAAATTAGTAATAAATTCATTGTTGACGATGATAATATTTTTGATATGATGAAAAAATTGGAAGATGTAGAAGTAATGTGTTCGAAACTTGATAAAGACCAAAAACTAAAAGATGATTTAGAGCAAATCCATATTAATAAATCCTCATTACAGGAATTAGATAATCAAGAAAAACGTATTGAAGAATTAAGTAATATAGTTCAACATTTACGTCGCGAGAAAGAAAAACGGGATATCATTAGTAATAAGTGTAGAGTAAAACGACAAGATACATTAGATAATGAATATACTAAAGTCAAAGACCTTGTTAAAAAAGGTTTCCTTAAGGATGAAAGTCGTAAAATCGATATTAAATTGCCAGAAGATGGTATAAAATTTAACTGGCCCAAACCCAACAATACACAATCTACACCTAAAATATCGGCTGGTGCTCGTAGTTGTAAAAAAAAGAGTAAAGACCCAAATAGTTTCAATTTAAATAAATTAGATAATGGTGTTTGTCATGGATGCAATTCATCCATATTAAAAAAGGATATGGCCCGAATTAATAAGGATTTTAAATAATTTTATAATCGCCATTAATTATATATGACTTATATAGTATTTATGATTTTCGTGTTACTGATGACTTTAATACTTCCAAATTTTATAGATGTGGAGAATATAAATTAATTTAATTGTTTATATTATATGACCCTTATTAATTATAATTATAATTTAAATTTAAATTATAATTTGATGTTACTATTAAATGTAGGCTTGATATGTCTCATTATTGGTATGTTATTTTTAACACGACACGAAACATTCGCAACATTAAATAGTCTTAATCAAAATAATAATACAGTCTATAAATTTTGTAAAAAACTAAATTTATATGATAAACCAAGCGAACATACACTATTATTACGTAATTTTAGTAATGAACAAAATGCGAAAAATACGAATATAATTGATTCATTAACAAAAGAAATAGAGGAATTACAAAAAAATAAGGTTACATCCAGTGTCGCTAAAATTAATGCCTATAAATGTAAATCTCATAATAAAGCAACCAAACAACTTGAATTACTTAAAAAAGCCGAACAAAACATTAAAACTCGTAATACAGTTCAGCTAAATATGTCCTATGCAAATCAATAGGCTATTATTTATTTTATTATATTATTATATGAATTTTACAATACTATATATTATTATAGCAGTATTAACATTATATTATGTAAAATTATCATATCAAGAGAATTTTGATATAGATAATGTATTAGATATGGAAGGTAAGGAACTCTTAAATATACTACCATTTTTTGATAATAATGGTTACTTAGCAACATTTACCACAAAAGATGGAAATGAACCGAATTCAATCATTTATACGAATGAATTACTTAGTAATAACTGGAAAGGACCATTAATCAATGGTGCTATAAATGACCGGTCCATTATAGTCGACTTAACTTATGATATAGATAAACGTATTATTGCCGTCGGTATGGAATTAATTAACGACGACCCCTCCTATACCGTTTATAAAAAGGAATCAGGAGATATAGAAAGTCGATGGGTTCCCATTAAATCCAATTCCAAGACGATCCGCTCTATTTCATATGACCTAAAAGGAAATATGATTGGTATTAGTTCTTTTGATGGTCAAATATATAAGAACCAGGCGGGTAAATGGATCGGTCCTATTAATTATGATATACCCATGAAAAAGGTTTATTTTGACTCGGACCGCATTATGATTGGTATCGGGCTTGCCAATAATAAAATATATAAAAAAAATTCCATTGATTGGGAAACTGCGGAATGGAATAAAAAGGATTTGAATCATCGTCGTGTATTGGATATAGTATTTGATGCTGATGGTAAATTAATAGCAACAACCACTAAGGGCCTTGAAAAACAAAAACATAATATTTATATATCAACATTTGTAAAATTAAATTCAGTCGGTCGTAGTCCTGAATTAATGACCAAAAAGGAAATATTAACCTTTAAGACGGGTATCGATTTTGAAGAATATAGTCTCTTAGACGATGATACCGAATTAGGTAAAAATCTTAATACACTTTTACGTTTTAAAAAAAAATCATTGGATGTCTGTAAAAATAAAAAGAAAGCGTTTAGTAATGTTAATGCTAAACAAATTATTAAACAAAATGAAAATGAAAATATTGTTAATGAGATTGATACCATTTTATCAGAATTAAAAGGGAAAGGCTATTAATTAGATAATAAAGTATGTGTTTGAATTTAATTTAATATAATATATTATATTAATTTAATATGACTATGAATTTAAAATTAAATCTTAATCGCAATCATGCCATTCTTATATTAATTTCTATAATGGCCATATTTCTAATCTATACAAAATATAGTAAAGAAGCTTTTAAAGATAATTATTCATTTGAAAAAATTAATCTTAAAGGTCCACGTGGCTTTCAAGGCGATGACGGACCCAGTGGTAACAAAGGTGCACCAGGTGTTATTGGACCAGCATGTAAAAATATTATTTCACAATTAGAAACACGTGGTTTTTTAAATATGGGAGGCACATATAAGGAAGATGGTGAAACTCTTAATTCACAATTAACGTTGAAAGGTCAAGTTGTTAATAAAGGCGCAAATTCGAATTTCTATAAATTAAAAATAACTGATTACGACGACTCCTACCCAATAATGGTGGGTAATAATGAAAATGATTATAATTTCTATCTTCACAAAGACACTACAAATAATAAATTCACTATGGCACTAAAGGGTGAATTAAAACTAACTGGGAACCTTACTTTTTCGAATAATCAATATGTTGATCGTAGATTGAATACCCAAAATATATTTTATAATTTGGCCCCTAAAGGTATAATTGCCGCTTTTTATAGTAATAATGACAAATTAATACCAACATTATGGACGATATGTAACGGTCAAACTATAGAAGGATTTAAAACGCCAGATTTAAGAGGTAAATTTATAATGGGTGGTGAAGCGTCAGGTGTTTATGAAAACAATGACGATGCTTTTGATGGGGAACATAAATTTAAAGATGGTAAGATGAAATTAACGAATAAACATATGCCAGTCCATAATCACGATTTGGATAAAGCGAACAAGCATACCCATAAGGTTAATGTAAAAGAAGGCGGAGACCATTCGCATAAATTAACAATGGGTGGCAGTCCATATTCTGGTAAAATGGCAGGAAGTTATGCGAGACAGTCAACCGGTAGTGATGGCGGGTCATTTTATACCGGTCGGGAGGGTAAACATAATCACGAAATGTCGATGGATGATTCTGGTGAACATAAACATAAGGTACATAAAACTGGTAAAGGTGAGGCCATTGATATCATGCCACCATATTTTACAATGGTGTTTATAATAAAATATAAATAATTATTGTTTTTTATTTCTTGAATTATTATAATAATGAATAAAGTATATATCAATATATTATCCATAATTACACTATCAATTATTCTTTTTAATATACTCAATCTTAAAAATAAATTAACAGAAAAATTTACAGATTTAGAAAAAATTAATGGTATTTATGGCGCACGTGGCGAAAAAGGTGGTGTTGGGGTAAAAGGACCGACAGGTTCTAAAGGTGACAATGGTCGAGGACATATTGGCTCTATAAATATTACAACACCATTAAAATTAGGAACAAAAAGGAATATCTTTATTCCAAAAAATGATAATGATAATAATAGTTATACGCAATTAGCATTATCCCGTGGAGTAAATAAAAATGGATATAAGCTTCATATAGAATCCGACACATCTATTAGTAGTGACGGTAATAATAATAATAAGTCACCATATTCAATATTTAGTCGTGGCGCCGATAACAATACTGATTTTTATATTAATAAAAAGGAACTATATGTAAATGGTGATTTTGATTTAGATGGCAGTATTGTTTTAGAACACGATGATATGCAACGTCGACTACCAGACGATTTATTACCAATTGGCACTATATTCCCATACTATATTGATATGGAGTCTCATATATCCAATGGTTATTATAATATAAAACCAGTCAGTGTAGGTGATACAGCTAAGTTGTATATAGCAGCCACCACAGCCACCGCGGCAGCAACTGCCGGAGCGACCGCAACCGCCGGATCTGCTAATGTTCAGACAACTGAAAATGTGTATATACTCGATTTATCCGACAAAATATATGTAGAATATAATACCGATAATACAGTATATTTAAAAACAATAGCATTAACGGCGGCGACGAAAACACTTGGAAATATATCATATTTAGGTGTTAGTAATAATACCATAATAACCACAGCGTTGCCCGATAAGAATAGTAAATTTAAATTATTAAGAAATTTTACTAAAAATGAATATACGATTAAATCTGTTTCTATAAATAAATATATAAAATATGATGCGGAAAATTTAACATGTGATGGAAAGGGTAATGAGGTAGTTGATAAGTTTAGTTTTATACCAGCAACCCCGCCATTATGGGTGGAATGTAATGGAAAACATACCAGTTATACCTATACTCCACAACCACCTCATGAGACTGATATAATTACGACGCCAATACCAGATTTAAGAAAGCGCTTTATTATACATGAATTACCTGAACACGGTTTTTATTTAGATAAAACTGGTGGTGAAGATACCAATATATCATTGGATGAAGACAATCTACCGTCTCATTTACATAATATGGATGGAGATGGTCTACATTCGCATCCTATGGTAATTGCCGTATCAAACTCCCATAATCATAAAGTTAATAAAATATTAGATGCGAATTTATATGGTTCGGGTATTAGTAATAGTAATCACAATACATTTGTATCAGGCGCATTAACGGATGATAATTATACCAATAACGATACAAATACCGCCGGTTCACATAGTCATGATATATTGGTTGATAGTGAAGACGAACATGATCACGCTATACATGAGACCGGATATCAAACCCCAAAGACCGTTAATGTAATACCACCATACTATAAAATCGTTTATATTATGAAAATATTGGATTATAATAATAATATCAGCGCAAATAGTAGCCCACTATCCTTATACACGACACTCGCTCCGGTAATTGACCCACCGACAACGACAACAGTCGCGCCAACTACAACTACCATATCACCCCTGGTCACGTTTGGGAAGGAAATAAAGGATTTAACTATTAATTTTAAGTCGGTTGTGATATTTAAAGGGAAACTATACGCATTATCAGATGCATCCGGTCCCGATAGTGATGAACATAACAAAATGTATGATATTAGTTTAAAACATAGGCGGGCGCTCCCAGATACTTCATTTGATATAAATACTATTGATAAAGTAAAATATTTATATAATTATAATAGTATTCTATTATGTCCGGATACCACTAAATTGCGATATTTTTATAAAGAAACCGAATCGCCCACGTATCGTATATTGCCGATCGTCCAGTATCCGAATGTAATAGGAATCAATATAAACACAGTGAATGCTAAGAAATATGTATTAAAAACCAATAAAAAAATTTATGAACTATATAAACCGACTTCTAAACTACAAAAATTTTATGTATTAAAGGGTGGTAACTGGCATCGTAATATAATATCCAAAACACCCCCAAGTTCGAGTAGTTCATGGAAAATAATGTTCACGTTTTATGCGTTTACCACATCACAACCTGGGACGACAGAATATAGAATTTATAAAAAGGGCGATAATTCTCAATGGCTATTAACCACTGCTGACTCTTCTACCGACTCTTCAGTAAAGGGCGATTATCATAATAATCGTCGTCGTGGTTATTCATATGATTTCGGTTTTTTTGCTCATTCCGAGAATCCTAATACAGATTCCACATTCAGATTTGGAATACATAATGAAAGTTATGGTGGTGTAGGACCGTTTACTAATGACGGCTATCAGATTAATAACATCGGTGACGATCAATACCGCGATATTGTTTTAAAAGAAAACGGTTATAATACTCTGTCGGTAACCAATCACAATGACGGTAGTCCAGGTATAACCACATATGGTCAACGGAATTTCTGGGCTTATAAAAGCCCTGCAATAAGACATATTGAATTATCATTGACTGCCAATCTTAATGATGAACTGGAGTTTGAATATATAACACATATTGATAATGAACTTATTGGCATTACATCTAATCGAAAAATATATCGATTTATATCCACTACGGATAGTGAATTGTATCATTATAATGGGTCTCGTGTTGAAGATGTAACCAGTATTGTGAAATATGATAATATATTATACGGTGTAGATAAAAATAGTAAGTTAGTGATATGGAATGGGATGGGTTGGATAGAATTCAAGTGACGTTGTTCCATGATACCGATACCGATACCGATACCGATACCGATATATATATATATATATCAATATGATAATATTTTCTTCTTTTAATTTAATATGAAACTTATAATATTACTATTAATAATAATATTATTATGTTATGCGATATATTGTAAGCATGTAACAATAGCCCAAGAACCATTTTCAATGAATTCAATGGAAATGAAACGGGGTGATATATTAGATAACGTCCAAACGTTTGCGGGTTCACCCAGCTTAAATATTGTTGGTAGTGATGTAGATGACCAAATAATAACAAATTTTATCCAGAGACAGATTGGTGAGACCGAACAACCACCAGAAGGTGCTATGGGTGATGTGCTTAGTTATCCTGAAGAACCAGTAAAGGAAATTACAGCGGCCAGTAGTCTGGCTGATTCTGACAAAGTAAATCGCGATTATGAAAATATTATCGCCATTAAACGTAAAAATCAAAAAATTAAATTAAATAATCTCTTATTGGAATTAAAGAAAATTAATAGTTTAGAAACAAAACTCAAATGCTAAATGCTAAATGCTAAATATTATCTGTTGTGCACTATGCTATATTTTTATATTATTTTATATTAAATGAAACTAATATTAATAACCCTTTTACTAATATTATGTATAGTCATAGTGTATCATATTGCTAAGGCGGATATGTCTATTGAAACGTTTGCTCTGGGTCAAAATTATTCCATTAAATATAATAATAGTGATAAAAATGTAGAAATCTATAATATTATTTCCAAAGTAATAGGTGATAAGGTATCTGGGTTAAAATTTAATGGTTCCAGTTCTTTTCTAAAAATACCTGATAGTAATTTAGATAAATATACATTAACCTTTTTAGCCTATTTTGAAAATGCTAATATAAAACAATCATTGGTGGAAAGTGGGTGGCGTCTAACGGTTGAAAATGGTATGCTAAATATTAACTATAAAAATGAAACTCTGTCATTAGAAAAGGAAATACAATCAAAGGAGTATATTCAAATAGCCATAAAAAAAGATGGTAATACGCTAACTATATTTTTCGACGGCATTCAATCTTCAAAGTTATTTACTTCTAAAATAGAAAATAAAGATATAATTATAGGTAAAAGTTTCGAAGGTGTCATAGGAGAAATTGCCTTATTTTCTGAAATTAAAACTACCGAAGATTTATGCGATATGTACGATTCGTGTGATCTTCGGGGATGTAGTTTTATCCCCAGCGGAGCTACCCGAAATGAATGTTATCAAACCTGTATGGATAGTGGGTGTGACGCCGAAGCATGTTCCAATAAATGTTATAATAAGGATACGAGTCGGTGGAAACCACCCTGTGAATTTAAGCCATACGGTTCTGATATTTTTAGCTGTATGAACCATTGTAATACCAAAAATTCCTGTAATTACGGTGATTGTCAGAAATTATGCCAAGAATGTACCAATCCCGATACATGTCCCTGGATAATAACCCCTGATAGTGGCCCAGAACCCAATCCTTATACACCACCATCATTATATGACCCGGAAGGCAAACCAATGGCCCCTAAAATAAAAGTGACACCCTATAATGGTAAATTAATGATTGCTTGGGATAAATCAGTACAACCTAATACAGAGCCAGTATTATCATATGTATGTGTTATGTTTAAAACATTGAATAAGACGGAGGGTGTAAATCTTAGTATGGTTCCATACCCAACATGTAGTAAATGTTCGTTTGTAGTTGATAATCTTAATGAAGACGAATTCTATTCAGTTGGGATCCGGGCATATAACAATAAAGGTTTAGGACGCATTTCCAATATAGTATCGATGCAACCCAAATTTAAAAAAAATCCACCAACCGCCCCAATGGCAACATCGGCACCCGCCCAAGTAACACAAACACATTTTTGTAATGCTAAAAACTAACTATAATTAGCATTTTATTTTCTTATTATAAATTAATTACATGAATACTTTATTTATATTATTAATTGTTATAGTCATTCTTATGGCAATCACAATGTTAATTTTACTTTTAAACAGTTCTGGAAATAAATGTGGTAATGGTGATATGGAAGGGTTTAGTTCATATATTCAAATTCGCGATACGAATAATATATTACCGGATGCGGATGGTAATAATTTAGCCATAATGAAAAATATCAAAAGATACAAAAATATAGAATTAAAAAATAAGGTTATCAAGGGTCTGGTATTTGATAAGAGTGAAATGCGTCTAACGAATTTAGAACAATTGCGAACCTACACCCTATTATTTAATATAGAATTTATTAATAGCCAGGATAATCAAATAATCCTATGTTCGATTGATGATAATGGTCGTATAGTATATTATGTCTATATTAATAACAATAAATTATATATAAATTTTAAAAATGAAACCAAGAAATTAAATACACGTATTGTTATTAATAAATTATATACCATCATAATTGGGTTTGATGAAGATAATTTTGGTATCTATGTCGATGGTGAAATTGCTGAAATAAATAATAAGAGCCCTATCAATAATAAAAATAATATAATCTTTGGTGGTTTAAAACGGAATAATAAGCTACTCAATCCCATTAATGCCGTAATTGGCAATATTAATCTATATAAGGGTATCGTGCCTCCTGAAAAAATTATTGGGTTCGCGGAAACTTGTGATTTTATTCCACAAGGACAATCGAAAGCTAAATGTATTAATGTATGTCAGCAAAAAGGCAATTGTGATAGAGCGTATTGTGAGAAAGTATGTAACGAGTGTATAGATTTTACTAAATGTAAATGGGTACCGGAACCGATAGAGCCCCAAGTAGGAAATTTACCTGAACCTGGTAAACCATTTCCACCAAAAATTAAATGTTTTGCTGGTGATTCGAAAATCGAATTGCGGTTTAAAAAACCACATAATGGCAATTCGCCCATTACATCATATCTTGTTATAGTAAAAAAAAGTTATAAAAATGATGGATTTGTAAAATTATCCACAATAGATGCAACCAATTGCGGTGAATCCAGTTGTCGCTATGAATTAACTGGGTTAGACAATCAAGATTTCTATGATGTCATGGTAAAGTCGGTTAATAGTGTTGGTATGAGTGGATTTTCTAATGTGGAAACATTAGCTCCTGATGGTGAAATCGCCACGAAACAAATATCCAGCGCATTATTGGAGACCGATGAAGAAATTAAGAAAAAGGTATTACACGATTTTAATTATGACGATAGTAATTGTGAAGCTAAAAGTTTCATTAATTATGATGAACATGTTCTTGATACGACGGATAAATATTCTATTGACAATATTATTAAGGAAGCCTATGTTCGCAATGACGCCGATTTAACAAAACCCGTCACTACTACAGCCGCACCTACAGTAGCCCCGACCGCAGCACCCACTACAACAACCGCACCAGCCAATGATTTCGGTATGGGAGGCTATATACCAGAATATTCAAATTCGGCAAATTATACCAAGGCTTGGAATGCACGGACACCGTATTTGTATGATAATTTATGATCATTTAATATATATATATGTAATAGCAATTGTAATAGCAATTGTAATCTTTTTTTATTTTTATATCCATATATATTAAATGGGTTTTGAACTAATATTAGTTATAACAATAGTATTAGCCGCGATAATTTCATTGGTATTTTTTCGCCATAAGATGAATAATGATGACCATGATACTACAGAATCTTTTCAAAATAATAATAGAAAAGACCAATTACGCCTACGTTTAAAACAAGAAAGTGCTTTAAGCCGTAGTGGGAAAGATCTTATCGAAGAAAAATGTTATTTCGATCCGAAGATGGTGGATGGAGGTTTTTATTCACCACTGGCCTGTAAAGACCATTGTACGTCGGTAGATAATAGAAATAAATGGGGTGGAGAATATTGTACCAAAAATGCGTGTGAGGAAATATGTAGTCGATGCGAGGATACTTCTTTTTGTAGATGGAATAAAACGGTCTTTAAGGAAGCCGAATCACAATTACCAGAACCCATTAAACTGGAATATAAAAAAGACAAAACTAATTTAATATTAATATGGGAAAAACCTATCTCAAAAGACACCATTACCAACTATTCGTGTGTTATTACTGACCCTGAATTAGAAGACCAATTTGAAGTGGAATTGCCTACAGATTTAGAGTGTGAATTTTGCGAACACATTATACGCAATTTAGATGCCACAAAAATATATCATATAGAATTATATTCCAGAAATAGATATGGTTATAGTCGCCCATCTAATCTAATTAGAGTACAAGTAGATGAAGATGCCACAATGATGCCACATATAACTGATGCTCCAACGGTATCGAAAACGCGTGAAGAATTGGAACAAGACCGTATTAATTTATTACAAGAAACAATTACGACACGCTCTCCAGATGATATAATAACACCATTAGATATTCTGGCTGCTGATAAAAAACGCGATGGTGATTGGTTAAACAATTATAATGCGGAAGTGTTTTTCTAATAAATAATAATTATTTTTATTATTATATACTAATAGATGTTTAATACGAATACAACATTCATAATCGGATTAATAGTTATAGTCGTGTTTGCGCTCATAACTATGGTAAATCCCAAAGAAAATTTTAATGTAAAATGTGAATTTATACCCTGGGGACCTTCCAAACGCGCATGTATGGATCGGTGTCGCAATGACCGCAAATTATGGGGTGGTCAGGCATGTTCCAAATCAGCTTGCTATGGATTATGCGAATCATGTTCTGATGTTAAAAAATGTAATTGGCTTGACCGTCGCGATACGCTAACGGATCCCAATGTAAATGTGGATCCTGCTTTGGCGACTTCTACTGATAAACCATTAATTATTCGTGGTATAGAAGGCGATACTAAATGTGTTATACAGTGGTTTCATGATGAAAAATATGATAGCTATATATTGAAATATTATATGTCTTCTCGTCCCTCAGAAGGTGTAAAAGTATTTAATCTTAAGACGTTTGAAGATGGTCTTAATACCAAAGTATTGGAAAATTTAGAAAATGATATAGAATATAGTTTTGTAATGATACCCGTAAAAGATTCGAAACCACAAGTATTATCCAATGTGTTACGAATGGTTCCCAGTCCGAAATTAAATGTTAGTCTATATGATGAACAAAATCCACCTCAACCTAGCCAACGCAATTATATTTATGGTTTAAATAGTATCTATAATAGAAATAATACACAGTATGGTAAATTTTACCGTGAAAGTTATAATAGTTTATATGGATTATATGGTGTCTATAATCGTGTTATGCGACACTTTGTCAACTAATAGTATTTAGGATGATGCTATATTTTCGGCTTTTTTATTATTTTTATTATTGGATGCTCTCCAAGCATCGTCTACCGCATATTTATCTTTATAAATATATGTCTTATATATCTTTTCTTCGGGTTTATATGGCATATGCTTTTGCGTATTTTCCATTGGATATACCTTAGTAATGAAGCCCTTTTTGGGATTATCAATATAATATTTCGTTTTCTTTAATGTTTTTAATTTAGCAGACCATCGTGTTTCCATCGATTCCATACGAGGATCAACTTCGTCACCTTGACAACGGGAAACCAGACGTCTAAACTTTGACTTTGTTGGATTTTTCTTGGTTTTCCGTTTATTTCTACGTTCTGCTGTTAATAAATCTTTCAACAAACAACCATAATTATGTGGTTGTTGTTCCGTTAATTTCAATAATTCGGGAATGGCTTTACCCATATAATATCGATATTTTAAGGTATCCATTGTAGCGTAGCGATATCCATTTACTTTTAAATATGGGGCACATAGACTTAATTCAATAAATGTTATTAATGTATAATATTTACCTTTAGCATTTTTAACACTAATAACTGTTTCATCATCGTAGCGTCCTTTCCAATATAATTGACGTTTATGTATTTTAAATGTGTCTTTATTAAACTTTTTTTTTAATTTTTCCTCCAATTTATAGGCGCTGGCATCATTAATTGTATATACTATATAGGTATTTATGGGAATTTCTTGTAATTTAGCTACATTTTTAATAAAGAAATTATGGGCTGTAGCGCCCACATGTATTAATTCCTTTCCTTTTGTATAATCGCCAATATAATCAATGATAGATTGTATTTTTGTATCATTAATCGATTCCTGTCTATCTTGTTTTGAACACGCCATAAATTGGGTTTCGAAATATTTATTGAATATTTCCAATCGCTTACCTACTTTTGGTATCCGTTCTGGATAATTAATGGGTTCTATTAATTCTTTATACATCGAAATTTTCAGCCAATCTGGGGACGCTACAAACATTTTATTTTTATAGATATTCTTATCAGTTTCATAATCATATGTGCGATTATATATTTCATATTTATCTGGGGATTGACTAATATCTATAGCGGGAATTTCATTAAATATTGACATACATTTTCCTTTATTATCCTTTATACTACATACCGAACATTTATTATCCTTTAGTTCTTTGGCTGGGCAGCCAACCTGTGTTAGGTCTAACATTGGTATCATATCTACACTAACTTTATAGGTTTGATGGTGTTCATCATTTAATACACTACTTTTAGCTTCCACAAAACTATAACCAAGTTCATATAATTTATCGGACAATTCTTTGGCGTGATTCCAAGCATCGGGTGAAAATACGTCATAATCCGGAAATTGATTTTTTGTATATAAACCTTTACCATGCTTTTCGAGATGTTCGTGAAGAGCTTGACCGCCATATAATTTTAGACCCTTATCTATAACAAATTGACGCACGATAGTATATGGATTTTTAAGATTAAATTCCTTCCAATCTTCTTTTTGCATCTTAGTATCTAATGTCGTACGACGTGTTTCATTTTCATCCGCATATGTTTTTAATTTTTGTTCCAATGTTTTCATCCAGTATATAATATTAATATATATATATAAATAATATTTTTATGATATATAAATATTATATTATAACATATGAGAAATACAATAGTCGTATTATTAGTATTACTATTAGTAATGGTATTAATTGCTACACGCCATTATAAACGTGAATCGTTTTTAGATACGGTTAAATATTCTATTGAAGTTAATTCTAATCAAAAAATGGCGAAATTATACAATATTACCAATTCAGCTAATATAGCTGGGGTAAATAATAATGATACCTATCATTTAAAAAACACTTGTGTTAAATGGGCAGCACATACATCATGTGTAGATAGTTCATTAAACCCCAATAATGATTTAACTTGTGAAAATAGTGTTTCGTCTCAAAATGGTGCGGGTCATTGTGTCTGTGCTAATGGCGATATACCAGTAGAATGTAGTGAAAATCGAAAGGATTTCAGTTGTAATGAGGTGTGTTCAAAATCCAATCCACCAAAGGCCTTGGAATTTAATGGTAAAGATAGTAAAGTCGAATTAAAATTCGCTTATGAAAAACAAACTGGTTTTACTGTAAATTTTTATATACGCTTATCCAATTTTATTCGTTTCCCATATACAGAACAAATTGTTTTATTAGTAGTGGATAAAAATGGTGCCAAACAATTTATGGTATATATAAATAAAAATCGGAAGGTTTGTTTATATTCATTTTCTAATGAAATGAATTATATTAGTGATACCGAATTGGATACTGATTGGCATAATATTACCATAGGTAGTAAAAAAACAGAACAATTTATACAAGTAGACGCTACTCGCAAAGAATTTGGCGAGTCAAATATGGAAAATATGGATGAATGCCTATTTGTATTTGGTGGCTATTCGGAAAAATATATAGGGGATAAAGCAAATCTAAATAATTTTAAGGGTTTATTGGGTAATATCAAAATATATAAAGAATATTTATCCAAAAAAGATATCTGTAAAAATAATAAATATTGTGGTGATATTAGTTCATTTAATAATGAAGATAAATGTATGTTCCGCCCAGAGGGTAATAGTTTAATTTCATGTATCCAATCTTGTAAAAAGAACTCATATAATAATGGTTGTAATATCGATCAATGTCTAGCAAAATGTGAGAATTGTGATGACGAATACGATTGTAAATGGAAAAAGAAAACTAAAACATGTAGTCGCGTGGAACCAGATCAACCCGTAGTAGAAAATCCCGACAAATGCGAATTTAAACCATGGGGTATTGATAAGGACCATTGCGCGAGTGAATGTAGTGAAGGTGAAAATCGTGATAAATATGGTGGGGATTTATGTACTAAAACTAAATGTGCGGATATATGTAATAAATGTACCGACCAGAAATTTTGTTCATGGCTTATAGCGAACAATGCCAATTCGTCCAGTTCCGCACCCAATCCACCATTAAATTTCATTGGTGTTCCAGCCAATCGCATGGTATTATTGATGTGGTCACCACCCCGTAGTAATAATTCACCCATAATTGGCTATAAAATATTATATTATAAAGCTAATATGCCAAAGGATGGCGTTCATGTTAAAAATATTAGTGAAAATGAAATTACAGTCAATTTAAAATATGAACTTGACAATTTAGAGAATAATGTTGTATACAATATTGGGGTTATCGCGGTTAATCGTATTGGTGCCAGCTCACTCTCTAAATTAATTTCGGTAAAACCACGTGATACATCATCTAATATGATACTCGAAACATTCGTTAACCCCACACGCAATTCTGAAGCCGAAGCCGATTCTATATTACAAATGAAAATGACACGTAAACCTAATCTATTCGATACATTGCGTGGAAAAAGTTTTGAAATTGAATTGTGATTCCGATTATATTCAATTACACATATAAATATTATTATAAATATTATTATTATAAATATTATTATTATAAATATTATTATTATAAATACTATTATTATAAATACTATTATTATAAATATTATATTAATTATATCTAATGGATACTACGTTAATTATATTAATAATTCTTATCGTTTTAATTATAGCCTATGAATTTTTATTTACATATGAAAAATTCCAAGTTCCGTCACCAATAAAACTACAGGGAAATTCCAAAAATGGCGTTATTAATTTATTTTGGCATAGACCAGAAACAAACTACGAAAATATATATCAATATTTAATATATATTAAGGAGGATGGTAAGGACCCTCGTATGTTGAATCACAAAGCATCGGATGATTTATTCTATAAAAAAACCCTATTAAAAATAGACAAGACGGTTGAGTATATTATTCAGGTTATTGCGGTTAGTAGTGATGGTATTAGTGAAAAAAGTAATGAAATAATATTACAGGCAAAAAATAAAAATACTAATCCAAGTCCAACACCTGTCCCACCATTAGTTAACAAAATTACCTGTAATCCAGATGGCACATATAAAATTTCACAAAGTTGTTATAATCCACGTTATCCAAATATAGATATCGATTTAACGAATCACGACGAAACAATGAATGAAATGACTCAAATAAATAATAGTCATACATTTAATCTATAATAATTATATATATTTATTATAAATGAAGTATATTTTTGCATTAATATGGGTAGTATTTCTATTATTATTAATTCATAATTGCCATCGTATTATACGAACCGTAAATGAAAACTTTGATACAAATAATAATATGGTAACTGTCAATGAGTTACAAGAAGAAGAAGAATACGACTTCTTGACACGATTTGAGATAGAATATTATAAATTGAATACGAATATAGACACGTTGGATTATGACACAAAGCTCGAATTGATTGAGGTTATTAAAAAGGTATTAAAAGACCATAATATGACAGATAGTGTGATCGAAAATAGTGATATAAGTTTTACTGATGGCTCCAATCCCATTATTATAGTCGAATTAATACCTGAAATAGAACAATGGGTTATAGACTCAATTATCGCTAAATGTAGTAATTTGCTTTCAGACTATAAATGTCAAAATGTAACCAAATGCCCATTAGTATCCATGTTAAGTTCGAATCCAGAAATTGGCGATAAATGGGGTGACGGTGTCAATGAATGTGTGCGTAATTCTAATTATCGGGACAGTCCATGTGTGCGGTGTCCGCCAGGAACCTTTGTAGATTATAATAATTTTGATAATATATGTACGCGCTGTCCTATAAACCAATATAGTGAGAAGTTTAATAGTCTTGAATGTAAACCATGTCTTGGAGCACCAGCCGGGTCTGGAACATGTGACACAATCCAAGAACCATCATCCGTATGTAATTCTAAATCACCGAATGTATTAAACCTACCAGAAGATATTGTTGGTTCAGTGGAGGCTTTATATGATAATAATATTCATAAATTAAAACAATCCCATACCATGAATTACCGTATCGATAGCGCCAAGAAAAAATACGATTTATATAAAGAATTTAATAAAGACACGATGCGCGATTATATACAAAAACTAAATGCTCAGCCTTAAAATAAAATATCCTTTCTATTTAAATGAATTTCTCTTTTTTAATGATAGTTGTTATATTAATTCTATTCTTTTTGATAAAACAACTCCGGGATGACCACAAACATTATACTATAATATTAGTATCCTCCCTAACCGTTATTCTGGTTGTGTATGAAATATATATGACATTGGGATATAAACGATTAGAAACTTTTAACAGTGTAGTAACAAAAACATTTTCACAAAAAATGTTAGAATTACATGACCGCATACCGAAACTGGATATAACACAATTAATTGGCGGTAATGGTACAACCACACAACCACCCTTTAATATGGGTTCTGGTGGTATTATTCATACACAACGCCTCTATAATATGGAATACCAAAATGAGACATTATGGATATTCAACAATAATATGATGTCAAATTCACGTTTAATAAGTGTATTTGATATTCCATCGGTTTCAAACGATATTACAAGTAAGACCCCAATAGAAATTGATAATGAATATAAGAAATATGCCCTTCATAAATTAGAAAATTTTAATAATCGCTATTATTCAACCAGTTGTAGTAACGATAAACTAATAATGATTGCTGGTGGCTGTAATGTATTTTACGATAACTTAATTGTATCTAATACAGTATCTGTTTACATGAAAGAATGGAAAGTATGGCATAAACACACTTTATCAAAACCACGATATAAAATGAATTCTATAGCACATAATAATAAATTCTATTTTATTGGTGGTTTAAAATATAATAATGAAATTTCATCCACTATAGATATATTTGATTATAGCGGTAAGCCAGAATTTAAGGATGTTAATGCTTGGACGACCATCAAAATGCCATTTAAAGGTCGTATACATTTTAATGTGGAAGCGCATGCTGAAAAGTTATATTTAATTGGGGGCTATGATGGTGACAACTATGTAGAACGAATTGATATATATAACATACAGACACAAAAATGGTCTGTCATTAATCTTCCAAATAATATATTTAATTTAACAAAACTTAATACCAATATTATATCATTTGATAGAGAGAATCTGGAAGATCAATTGTATATCGTGTCATCCAGTAGTATTTCAATGAATTATACACATCCAAATTTGGTCAATGTAAATAATATAGATATACCACATAGTTTACATGGCAATGAACAATCTGTTAAAACTATAAAAATGGGTAATTGGATTAATGAATTATATGCCGTGCCAGAAGAACGCGATATATTTGAAGAAGAAACTCACGATTGTGGTGAATTATCATTGTCATTCTGGATTAAGATCCCGGAAGAAAATCGTGGACAAACTAAAATAGTCATGGGTGATTATAATTTATGTTCGGGAGAAACAGGTAGTTCGGAATATAATGGTATTATTTTACATAAAGACCGTTTACTCCCATGTTTCTTTCTTAATAAAAGGTTATTAATAAAAAATGCTGAAGTTCCCGAAATTGAATATGGTAAATGGATACATGTAGTGTATAATATTGATTATCTTACATGTAATTCGGATGAAACGCTGTTAGAAGGTGTGGATACCACCACAACGCAATCTGGGTGTCTTTTAAATACTATTCCAGAGAGTTCTTCTAACATTGCTGATATAACTACCACACTCGCGCCAGTAGATGATACTGGTCCAAATAAAATATTAGAATCACATGGCAACGTAATACATATTAATGGTAGTAAAAATGAATATAAAATGAGTTTTAATATAGAATATGGGGAAGGGTTGTCATTAACCGGATATGAAATATATGAAGGGAAATTGGGATTTCCTAAAAATGCCATTTTATCCAATATTCATAGATTTACTAAAAATATAAATTATCCAACAATTAATGATATATATCATACCGAATATAGTTTATACCGACAACCATCTATCGAATTTAAGGTATATAATATGGAGCTAAAATCGCACCAATTCAAATCAATTGATATAGGTATTACCCCAGATGACTATAAAAATGTTATTACTCAAACATATAAAAATCGGTATCTAATATTAGCACTAAATACAAAGACTACCGATATTCAAACGAAATATGTTAGTTACGATACAAAAACTACTAATTTGGACTTGTTGGATACTATAGACAACAATTTTATAGCAACCAATTCCATTGAAACTGAAAATGGTGTAATCATGGCTGGTTATAAAGGAAATAAATATGAATTATCCTTTATTAATATAAAAGATGTTGATAATAATAATATAGATGATTTACTGAGTTGTATACCAGGTGAAAAACTCATTAAAAATAAATGCGAACAATGTCCAGTTGATACATATTCAGATGAAATTAATTCAAAAACATGTTACGCATGTTCTCCCAATACGACGACTAATAATAAGACGGGCCAATCACAATGTGCAACATCACCCGAATTCACACACAAAACCGTGTTCCATGATTTGGATACACAAACCAAGAAGATTATAAAAAATAACGATAATATCTATCAAGATATGTTAGTGATCCAGAATCAAGATGCTGAGAATATAAAGGCATATAATAACAATTTAAATCTTGCTATGAAAAAAATATAGCATTTATTATATAGATATGCAACAATTATTAATACCTATCCTATTAGTCACATTATTATATTTAATTAAAACTAATGGTAATTGTTTATTAACAGTAATGGTGTCGGTTGGCCTAATTGTGTTGCTTGGAAACCATATTAGACACGAGAATTTCCAGGCATCTGAACAATTATTTTTCGATGATCAAAAAAATCCCATAGAAGTATCGCAAATGAAACAGGAACTTGAACTGGATAACTTAGAACAAAATATTGGTTTAGTGAAAAATATGCTACAAGAATCATTAGGTGAAAGAGAAGAAAAACTTATACCAAAGATATTAATAGAAAATTCGTGTGTATTACCAACCGAAAATAATATTCCTGGTAATAACAATGATACAGGTAATATGGCTGTAATGCCTGGTTTCGGTGTTCGTAGAAATCAAATTCCCGGAATATAAAAAATATTATTATTATTATATAATGATAAATAATAAAAATCTACTCATAACTATTATATGTTTTATACTATTAATATTCTTGGCAGATTACTTGCTCTCTGTCAGTAATTTATTTAAAGAAAATTTTCAAAACTATGAAGAGAATGCCGCACAGAGTTATAATGCACAATCGAATGATAGTGCGGTAGCTGTGAATGACAACGTTGGTGATAACCGCAGTGATTCCAAACACGTTCTATCTATCGTCGCCAAATATTCCGGTAAAGTATTAAATGTAGAATGTGTTGGAGAACCACCTTCCAAAGTATGTGCCATTCCTTTTTTTACAAAGGATGGAAAGCGGTCGTTAACGGTTAATAATGATGGAACCTATTCTCTTGTTGTGCCTAATAATAGATCCATGAAACAACAATTTTTGGTTATATATATTCCTAATTCGGATATCTATATGCGTCATATCCCACTTAAAAATGAAAATTTAGGCTACAATCTGGATGAAACCAAATATCCATTTTTCATTTTAAAATCCAATCACGATCATTCCAAGGCACTCCAGTATCAAGATGGTAATGTTACGGTTCGTCCCCTGGCAAATTATGATAGTCAAAAATGGGATTTATCATTTGAAAAGGTAGAGGGAGTTATTGGAGCCCATAAACGTGATTTTGAAAGTCGTTTATCGGGTGATTATCGTTCCAATCCGGATGAATTGGGTAGTAATGAATATGAAGGTTCGGATGATATTAAAATAAAATTAAATTTAGATAATCAGGTATTAAACAATTTTTTAAAAAAAAACCTGTCTTCTATTAATAATAATAATGGAGATTTAACTGACGTGGATGATGGTAAAATAGATTTAGGTTCTTGTAATGCCAATTCCTCGAATAATATGGTCCCACGTAATAGCATAAAATCTATTTGTAAAGGCTGTAATCCCGATTTAATTGACCCACAATAATTTTATTTAATTTAATTTTATTTAATTTTATTTAATTTATTTTCATAATTATCTCATTAAAATATAATATATTATAGTAATAATGAAGTTACAATTGGTTGTTAGTTTATTGGTATTATTGGTAGTGTTGGTATTAATATGTATGGGATATAAAAAAAACCAAGAAATGTTTGATGGCGAACATCAAGATGATGATATTAGTATTCATCCCGATTTAAATCTACGCAATATGCTATTAAATATTAAAGGCCGGGAACCAGAAAAGAAAACATCTGTGGAACAAGCGGCACGGGCTGTAGCCCAAGAATATTGTCCAGTAACACCAGATTATGATCCATCACATTATATCAAAAAAACGGAAATCGAAGATAAAATATGTCCAAACGTTCCCGATTTGAAAGATTTCGTGCTCAAATCGAGTATTCCCCCAGTTCAAAATTGCCCTTCGTGCGTCTGTCCCAAGGTTAAAGTTGCTGGTGGTTTGTGTAAAAAATGCCCAGATCCAAAAACAGTCTGTCCAGCACCAAAACCATGTGGCTATGAAGAATGTAAAGCTATTATTAAATGTGGCCCTAATGACCAAATCATCCCGCCATGCCCTAAATGTCCTGAAGTTAAACCATGTCCTAAAGAACCTGTTAAAATATGTCCCGCAATTAAATTACCCACACCAGAAGATCTTAAATGTCCATCCCCACAACCATGTCCAATAACTAAAAATGGTAAAGAATGTCCTAAATGTTCTTATCAAGGTATTAAAACGGTTTCGCATGGTAAAAATGTAACTGAATTAATGAACGAATTAATTAAAAAGAAGGATAGTTCCAGTCGTAATAAATTAAAGGCCTTGAAGAAAACATTAGACGGATTAAATTTAAATAATGTTTCCGACTTACAAAATTCACTTAAAAATAAAAATAAAACAATAGAAGATTTAAAACAAGAATTGGCAGATAAAGAGTTAGAACAAAATTTAAATGTTAATTTCGACCCACGCATTGATACACTTACTGACAAAATGAATGAGTTGTTATCATCCAACAAATCGGATGATGTGGCTTCGGCTGAAAAAAACATAAGTCGCAATAATGGTGAAGATACAGATGATGAAGTTACAACAACAACAACCACAATCAAACCACATGATTCGTATGCAAATAAATGTGCTTCGAAACCCTCCAAATATAATACTTATAGTGTTGTTGGGGCTTCCATTATATAAATTAAATAATATCGCATTAATAATATCGCGTTAATATAAATATAAATAATGATTGAAACTATTATCGGTTCGATGCTCGGAAAAGAATTCATTAGTCATGCTTTGAGTGATACCACCAAATCTATATACGCTGAAGTATCCTATCTTGCTGGCTATTCAAATTATAATTTTAAAGAAATTTTAGAAGATTTAGATATTATTACAAAAATAGAAATTATAACAAAACTAATATGTGAATATGAAAATTATTCTCATTCGACATTCCATGCATCACACAACGCTGGTCTAAGATCATTGGTTTCTATAATAGAAAAAATTAATAATGAAATTTTAGAAATTCGTCTATTAATTGCGGAACATGAACAAAAATGGCTTTATAATTGGCGTGGGAATTCATATGAACCAAAAATAAAAAATTTAATAAAACATGTGACAATAATGGAAAATCGCCTCGATTTATTTATAAAAATTATAAATATGGAATAATATACTAATTATATTTTATTATATTATTATGATAATATATATTCTTAATAGTTCAATAGTATTATTAATGGTAATATTGCTATTAATAATATTTACTCCGGTTGAAAAAAAAAAAGAATCTTTTAATTTTGGTGTCGGTAAATCCTTTGGATATTATAGACAACCCGAAGATTGTTCCGCTGGTAATAATTGTTTTAAAGGTTCGTATTTACGATCACAAGCCTATCAAAATGTATGTCCACCCGATTATGGACAATTGACCCGTACCAAAGTTCAACTTCAAGATGGATGTTTACGTACATTAGGTAATAATCCACAACCGAAATTCACGATAGATTGTCATATCGATAATAATCTTGAACGCCATTGTAATTGGAAAGAACAAGCCTAATATGTTAATGTTAATGTTATATGAATGTGCTACGACATAATGGACAGTTAGAACCATTATTATGTAGTATTCCCATCAAACATTCCGAACAAATACTATGATTACATGGCAATAATATAGGATTTATGGCGATCCATGATAATTTACAAACGGGGCACTCATCAGACGCATAACCGACATCCTTTTTATTTAGACGGAATTTAAATACATTTTCGTTGGGTGTGGGTTCGTCTGTTAATCGTATCCCAATTATTATATCAGTCTCTTTTTCATTTTTGATATTAGCTATAATTAGGGAATGTATAATATTTTCTATTTTACCGAAATCCGAAATTCTCATAGGACTTTCCGATTCCTTTATATAATTTTTATAATAGGACACTGTCAATATTATATGGGGTGAATTATAGGTCTTTGTGAAGGAAAACCAATATTGTATACTTTCATCTTCCTTCAATCGACAATATACCGACGTATCTAATAAATCCCTATTTTTTAAACGATGTTTAAGATAAATAAGTAAACTATCCATAATTAAGTATATAATATTATATACTATTTATTTTTATCACTAATTACTATCACTAATTAGTAATTACTATTACTAATTACTATCAGACCATTTATAAGCATTTATAAATAATTGTCGCCATGGCGTATAATTAGATTTTACATCATAGTCACTTGGAACCCATGGTAATTGCCATTTATAATAACTCCGTTCGGGATGGGGCATTAACGCTAAATGCCGACCATCAGCGGAACATACGCCAGCACAACCATATTTACTACCATTTGGATTTTCCGGATAGTTATTAGTCGTTTTTCCATTATTATTACAGTATGTTAATAGCGGTCGCGTATTGGCAGTAATCATTTTACCTTCTTTATGCGCGCACCACATGCCAAATACTACCCCCTCCAAACCCTTCGTAAAAATACAATTACTATCGGGATTTACTTTTATATTACAATAGCGCGATTCGAAACGTCCCGAATCATTGACTTCTAAATTTAAATCGGGCACCCAACCCATTTTCGACATTAATTGACAACCATTACAAATACCAATCGAAAATGTATCGTGGCGTTTATAGAATTTTGTAAATGCATCATTTAATTGTATATTATTTTTTATGGCAATACTCCATCCAGTAGCACTACCCAAAGTATCTGAAAAGGAAAATCCGCCACAAAATGCTATACCTCGTGATTTGCTTAGTATGGACACGTTATTCGCCAACATAGTCATATTCATTTCATATACCTGAAACCCGCTATCATGAAAACATGCTATTAATTCTTTATCGCCATTACTTCCTTCCTCTCTTAAAACGATAACACTATATTTAAATTTTTCAATCGGACTATTATCATATATATTTATGATATCATTATAAACATATTTTGGTGGCTTAAAATCCGGTTTAGTACTATATTCTTGTTTTACACAAGATTTATCACATTGTAATAATTCTAATTTTTGGCATTGCGATTGCCATATATCCAATAATTTACACTTGGGTTCATTTAGTATTAGTGTATCATTAAACACAAATTTAAATGTATTGTTATTAGTCACCTTTCCTATAATAAGATACTCGATTGTATTACTGGCAAATTGTTTAAATCGATGCATATATTCATCGGAAATTTCAAATACTAAACCTAATTCTTCATTAAACATATAACTATATAGTTCGTCCGTCTCACTTGTAATATTAATATCACAACCATGTTCCGAAGAAATACACATTTCAATCAAGGTTGTGATTAATCCACCATCACTAACATCATGGCCCGCCGACAATAATCCATGTGATAAATATATTTGTAGTGTATTAAATATGGATTCGAATTTTTCTATATTTTCAAAATCGGGAGATTCATAGTGTGTTAATTTGTTCATGGTTTTCATTAATATACTTCCACCCATTCTTTTTTTATCAGATAAAGGTATATATATTATTGTGCTTCCTACCTTTTTAAACTCGGGTGTTAATTTCGTATAAATATTATCACATATAACATAACTGGACAATACAACGGAATTAGGACTAAGTATTTTTTCATTATTATAGTCCGTGTTCATCGATAAACTATCCTTTCCCCCATCAATCCCAATATTTAATATTTTTAAAGTTTCAGTTAATTTCAATGCGGCCTTATGTAATAAGTATTCACCCCCTTCAATGTTATTACTCCACATCCAATTCCCCAACACTGTGATATTTCGAAAACGTTCGATTTTAACAAATATTAGATTTGTTAACATTTCTCCCAGTGCCATATTAACCATATTTTCAACATTTATTAAACCGATATAGGGTCGTTCCCCGATCGATGCGGCGACACCTTTATAATCGTCGAATGATAATTTTGTAAGAGAGTAATTGGATAATGGAGTATGATGCGGTCCTATACATTGTTGTTGAGCTATTAGACCACTAACACTACGATCTACTTTATTCGTTAAAAATTTCTTACAGCCAACATCAATATCGGATAACACCTTACTTAATAAATGTAGGAAATCGTTTTTATGTAATGATAAATCATATGAATGTACACATGGTATGTTGGTTGGTTTGGTTAATTTATATTGTTTTATTGGAATACTCGTATCGGTAGGGAACCTGGCTGGGGTAGATATTATATCTTTATTATTTAATACAACAATCTCTTTCGTATTTGTTAATACACCAACAAATCTTAGGGGCACATTTTCTTCAGTGGCAATACGTTTTAGAATTTCTATATGTGATGGGGTTGTTAGGAATGCGCATTGTTCTTGATATTCCGCGCACCAGATTTCACAGGATGTCATGCCAGCATCACCCACATTAACAGCATCCAATGATATAAGAGCACCATTTGTATCTGCTAATTCCTTTAACACATTACCCATACCACCAGATCCTTGATCATGTATACTTAACATGGGATTTAGATTTCCTCGATCAGAACACCGTCTTACAAAACGACATAATTTATTGGCCATATAGGGATCACCACGCTGAACTGCTGTAAAATCTTTAGATTTGTTTTGATCAGATTGGTTATTACTGGACGCACTGCCTCCTCCAAGACCAATATTATAGGCGGGACCACCAACCTGACATAATAACATTCCAAGTTCACCATGGTCTTTATATAAATTATATTCTAACACACTACCAATTCCACCACAATACATGATTGGTTTTACATATTCGAACCGCGTATTATCGATAATTTGGCCGAAACTACGCGTAAAGCCCAATACGATCGGTTCACCGATTTTATTACCGTAATCGGAAGCCCCATCACTGGCTTGTATGAGTAATTCCGTGGGCGTACAATATGGATAATTGTTGGTGTTGGTGTCATCTATATTACCAACACAATAACCACAATAACCCGATATGAAATTACTACCCTTACCCAGAGCGATTGTATCGCGGATACGACCACCAACTCCAGTATTGGCCCCTGAAAAGGGTGATATACTGGTTGGGAAATTATGAGTTTCGGCGGTATGTGTTGGGTATAAAACAACCCGTTCTTTATATATACAGTTATAACTATCGCGATTTAAATATTGAGTATGATACCCCATAATACAGCTGGCATTATCTGCAAAGGCAATAATACTATTATACGAATCTACATTAGTTGATTTAATATATTCCATCAATGAAATTGGATAAACATTATTTTCATATTGATAATTTCCATTAAAAAACCAATGTCGAGAATGTTCGGAATTCGACTGGCGTATATCGCATTCTTCCACATTAGTCATTTTTCGTTTGGCAAAAATAGCGTTATAATATTCAAACTCGGCATCTCCCAAATCACATAATACAGCTTTATCAACATATCGTGTTTTTATATGCGATATTGGTTTACGTTTAGTATAATCTTCAAATAATATGGGGTCATAGCTATCACAATATTGGGTATCGATATATAGGGTGCTTTGTTCAATGGATACTATATTTATCATAGAAATTCGTCGTAGTATTTCGATCATATTCGTATTCCAGGTAGTTTTAAAGGTATTTTTGGGACCGATTTCGCATACAATTCGCGATTCTAAAAATGGATTAATATTACTGGCGCCTAATATTCTTGCTAATCGTGATAGCTCTGTTGGATATAGTTCGAGCGAGTGAATAATTGTATAACAACATGTGCGATGTTTATCTATAACTGAATATAATTTTGTGGTAATCATATAACTTAATATTAATAGTAATATTAATATACTTAATATTAATAGTAATAGTAATATTAATAGTGTATTATTAAGTATTTAAATATTATAATTACTATTAATTTAAGAAGATTATATATCAATATTTATATTATTAAGTATATCAATATCAATTATAAATATATCACTATCAAATGAATACTAAATGTGGTTTAATTGGTATAGTTCAACCCAATTATCATGGAAGTTCTTTTATAGAAGCATTACATAAATTACAACATCGCGGACATGAAAGTTGTGGTGTTTCATGGGTTAATAATGGAAATATTATAACGCGTAAACAATTGGGTTTAGTTAAAGATACGTATAAGGATTTAACGTTGGATATATATGCTCCCTTATTTTGTGGCCACGTACGTTATTCAACTTCGGGCAATGGCACTAATAAATTAGAAAAAGCACAGCCATTATCAGGCTATAATGTGAATATAGGGCATTTTGTCTTATGTCATAATGGTAATATACCATTACAAAAAAATGGTTGCGATAAAACCGATACACAAATAATATTGGAGATGATAGAGAATGATGATTCGGCAAATATTATGGTGTTATTACGTCGTATATTAGATACATATGACCGCGCCTATAATCTATTAATTATGACGACAGATGCCATATATGTTGTTAAGGATAAAAATGGGACACGTCCATTGTGTCTTGGGGAAGACCAGTTCAATAAAGGTTATTGCGTTTCTTCTGAATCTGTAGCTTTACCACACAATTATACCTATATACGCGAAGTCAAATGTGGTGAATTGCTTAAAATTTGTGCTACAGGAATATCGACACTCTATTTAACACCAGACCCTCGTCCAGCCCATTGTTTATTCGAATATATTTATTTTCTAAATGAAAATACCCATATAAAAGACTTACCAATTTATAAATATAGATATGATTGTGGGGTCGCATTGGCCAAACAAGATATCGGATTCAATATCAAGGATTTAATTGTTGTAGGTGCGCCATTAACTGGTATAGCGTCAGGGAAAGGTTATGCTGAATATTATGGGTTAGAATATAAGCAACTATTACAAAAACATAGTGATGTAAATAGAACATTCATATTGGATACGCATGAAAAACGTGATCAACAA